AGTTAATACCCCTAAAGAGGGTGAATGGTTTACTAAGATTGATGTGACTGGGTTTAATGTAATTGCAATGCATGGTCATCAGATTAAGAGTTTTGAGAATGCGTTAAGTATGTTGTCTGTTAAACAGGATGAGATGGTTGATTACCTTATTATTGGGCATACGCATACCAGTAAAGAAATCAGTGGTTCTGAAGGATGCTGTCATGATACTGAGGTTTTAGTGTGTCCTAGTTTTGTGGGATGTGATCCTTATGCAGATAGTATTTTTAAAGGTAGTAAACCTGCTGTAAAGATTTTTGGTTTTCATCATATTTATGGTCATAATGAATCATATAAATTTATATTATAAATAGGAAGAGATACGTGTAAGCGTGTCTCTTCTTTATTATATATTGCGGGGTAGAGCAGTTCGGTCAGCTCGTCAGCCTCATAAGCTGAAGGTCGGAGGTTCAAATCCTCCCCCACGCTATTTCTTATTAATTGAATTAAATAGATAAAAAGGAAGGTGATTGCATGGCTTATATTCGTGAGGTTAAAAAGCCAGACGATGTAAAGAAAATGAGAATTGGCGATTTGCGAAACGAGTATAATTCACTTGCAGATCGTTATCTTAGAATCACAAAATGTGATGATTTGGTCTGTCCTTCTTGTGGACGATTAAAAACTGCAAAAAAAGAAAACTTTTATGCAGATGGAAACACAATACATGGATTTTATCCAGTTTGTAAAGAGTGTGTTTTTAGGGATGCTGAAAATATAGAAAAACCTATAGACCCTCCTAAAGAAACTAAAATATCTGTACAAAGAGTATTGCGAAAAATGGATAAACCTTTTATTGAAAGTTTATATCTTAGTTGTGTTAATTCATATAATAATGAAGAATCCAATGATTCTGGAAAATCTAAGATGTTACCTTTTCAGAGATATATGTCTCAGATTTGTAGTCTTCCTGCATATAAAGGCAAAACTTGGGAGAATTCAGAATATGGTGAAAAATATTCTGTGTCGAGACCAGATAAAATTGAAATTGTTGATGAAGACCAAGAGATAATTAAACGTGGTCGTAAAAGGTTTGGCGCTTATTCTTCTGAAGAATTATATCAACTTGAAAGCGCTTATGAAGATTGGGTATCAAGATATCCTGCTGAAGCCAAAGCGCAAGAAGTATTGTTTGAGCAATTATGTATTCAAGATATGAGAGCCAGACGATTAGCTAAAGAAGACGGTGACCCTAAAGATGCTATTAAATCTTGTCAAGAAATTATGACAAGCTTAGGCATCAAACCAACTCAAAATTCTACAGATGCTATGACTGATCAAAAAACTTTTGGTGAATTGATTAAAGCTTGGGAAATGGAAAAACCAATTCCTGAACCCGAAGATGAGTGGGCAGATGTAGATAAAATTGGATTAATGATAGATGTATTCTTTAAGGGGCATCTTGTTAAGATGCTTAATATAAAAAATGCTTTTTCTTCTATTTATGAAAACTTTATTGCTAAGTTTACTGTTAAGCGTCCTGAATTAAATGCGGACGATGATACAGAAGCCATTTTTGAAGAAATCTTCGGTAATAAAATGAACGAAGAATTCTCAATGGACGATAGCTAATGTCTGAATTTGTTGAAGAAAAACGGAATATAGAAGAAGTAAAAGAAGAAAAGCATAAAAAAATAATGAATACCGTGGCTTGGAGAGCGGGATATTACAGGGCTAATCCTCAACGTTTTGTAAAAGATGCTTTTCAATTCACAAAAATTAAATTGAGATGGTTTCAAGAATTAATGCTTTGGGCAATGATGCATAATAATTTCTTTCTTTATTGTGCCGCTCGTGGTCAAGGAAAAACAATGCTTGTGGCTTTGTTTGCTTGTGTCAGATGCATTTTATATCCGGGTACTAAAATAATTATTACAGCGCCAATATTAAAACAGGCGAATGAATCATTATTAAAAATAAAAGATGAATTTTGTCCTCAAAGTGCTTTTCTTAGAAATGAGATTGCTCGAATAAATATTAGTCAAAATGATGGCGCAATATATTGGAAAAATGATAGTTGGATAAAAACAACTACTAGTACTGATAATGCTCGTTCTGCTCACTGTAATATTATTATTGTAGATGAATATGTAAAAACAGATAAGCGAATTATTGATAGTGTTATAAGAGAATTTCTTAAAGCACCCAGAGACCCCGCTTATTTAAATAAACCTCAATATAAGCATATGCAAGAGCGTAATAAAGAAATATATATGTCTTCTGCATGGTTAAAATCAAGTTGGGGTTATGATAAGTTTTTAGCATATTTTAAGAATTTTATAAATCCTAATCAGAAATATTTCTTATGCGGTCTTCCATATCAAATATCTATTCTTGAAGGTCTTTTGATGAAAGATGAAGTACAAGATAGAATGTCCGAAGATGATTTTGACGAAATTGCATTTCATATGGAAGACGAATGTTTTTGGTATGGAGATAATGAGGGTGGAGTTTTTAGCTTTGATGAAACATCACGATTAAGAGTAAATAAAAAAGGATTATTACCTTTAAAGTTTTATTCACGAGATTATCCTGTACCGCACGCACCCAAAAATGGTGAGCGTATATTATCTGTTGACGTTGCTCTTATGGCTTCGACAAAAAAGAAAAAAAATGATGCGGCAGCTATATATATTAATGATGCAATTAAAACTACAGATACGAAATATAAAGCACATTTTGTTTTTGGACAGACATTTGAAGGTCTTACTACAGATGAATTAGCATTAATAGTTATGAGATATTTTTATGAATATGAATGTACATATTTGGTACTTGATACCAATGGAAGCGGTTTGGGAGTGTATGATTATATAATAAAAGATCAATACGATCCTGAAACGGGGAACACGTATAAAGCATTAACTTGTTGCAACAATGACGAGATGGCGCAGAGATGCAAAGTAAGAGATGCTAAAAAGGTGGTATATTCTGTAAAAGCCTCTGCTGATTCTAATAGTATTTATTGTCTTTTACTTCGTAACGCTATTCAAAATGGTAATGTTGATTTTCTTGTATCTGAGAATGATGCAGAGATATATCTTTCTAAAGAATTTAAGGGATATAAGAAATTAACTGTATATGAAAAAGGTGAATTATTAAAATCTTATGCAGAAACATCAGCGGCTATTTTTGAATTAGTTAAATTAAAAGGCTTTTATAAAGATGGCAAGTTAAAAGTGTTTGAAACGAAGGGCAATAGAAAAGACCGCTACTCTTCTCTTTCATATAATTACTGGTGCATGAAACAATTAGAACTTCAACTTAAACCTAATTTTTCTGATGTGGAACGACTTGTATATAGTCTTCCTATTCGTAGGGGGCGTACAAGAAATAATAGAATAATTTGAGGAGGTGCGTATGGCACGTAAAAGAAAAAGAAATCGTAATGTGTCGGGCACAACTCAGGCACGAGATACAATTTTAACACAACATGGAGAAAAGACAGTTTCTGAATTACAATCTTTCTATAATAACAATTATGATAGATTAAAGAATTTTGAAGCTGCCCAGACTTCATTTAAACAAATTACTGATGTAACAAAAAATACTAGAAAAGCTATTCCTACTTTTGATAAAAGTAAACTTCTTTCGTATTTAAAAAATATTAGTAATAATGAAAAAAATTTAAGGAATCTTTCTTGGTATCTTTATTACCGATCACAGATGTATAAGAAACTTATTCAATATAATGCGACTATGTTCGAACTGGACGCAAGACGCATTATTCCTAATTATGATGTAACTGCTAATACTCAGAATGATCAAAAAATGTTGAAGGAATATGCCGAGACAGCAAAGTTTATTGATAGTCTTAATCTTCAACAAAAATTCTTAATGATATATCTTATTTGTTTTCTTCAAGATGTATTTTATGGTTGTGCTTATTATGATGATGATAATGGATTATTTATTCTTCCACTTGACCCAGATTATTGTAAAATTGCAGGTAGATTTCCAAGTGGTGATTTTGCATTTGCTATGGATATGTCATATTTTACAGGCACATATAATTATTTACTTGAATATTGGGGCGACCCTTTTGAATCAATGTATCGTCAATATCAATCCGGCGGTGATGATTTTAAATGGCAAGTATTTCCAGAAGAATATACTGTTTGTTTAAAATTAAATGTCGAAGATTGGAAAGTAATTGTACCATATTATTCTGGTTTATTTGCGGAATTGATTAACTTGGAAGATGTTAAAGATTTTCAAGCTATAGCAGATGAGCAAGACATTTATAAATTAATTTGGTTAGAAATGGAAACTATTACTGGCAGTAAGAATATTGATGATTGGAAAGTAGACCCTGAAATTATTATTCAATATTTTAATCGTATGTGTGAGGAAGCTTTGCCAGACTATACTTCTGCCGCTATTGTTCCCGGAAAATTAAATACAATTGGATTTAGTGATAATGATGCTACGACTAATAGCAATAAAGTGACTAAAGCCACAGAAAATGTTCTTAATTCTGGTATGGGTGGTCAGGTGCTTAATAGTATTTCTATTACAGGTACAACTGGTTTAAAACTTGCTATGAAAGTAGATACTGAATTAGCCATTAGTTCATTACTTGGTCAAACTCAAGGTTGGGTAAATAGATATGCTACATATAATCTTAGTACCCCTTGTAAGGTAGTGTTCTTTCCTATCAGTGCATATACCAAAGAAGATTTTAGAAAAGAGTTATTAGAAAATGGTACATATGGTCTTCCTGTTAAATTAGCACTTAATGCATTAAATGGTATTAGTGAATATGAATCTTTAGCTACTAATTATCTTGAAGAAAATATTCTTGGTCTGTCTGAAAAGTTTAATAGTCCACTTGTATCTAGTCATACGTCTAGTGGAAATAGTGATGGAGAAGTTGGTAGACCCGAATCTGATGATTCAGATTTGACAGATGACGGTGAGGCAACTCGTGAAAAAAGAGATAGATCAAATGAGTAAGGGGGTTGAAAGATGGAAAAAATGCCGTTTATTAAAACCTCTGACACAGAGGTAGCTGAATTATTTAGACAAGCAGGTTATCCTGAATTAGAAAAAGAAGGGGGCTTGTTTGTGTTTGTAAATATAGGTCGTTATGAAAATGGGAAATATAGTACGGTTCCTGTTGATAAATGCACCTTTTCAAAAACGGTATGTTTATAAGGGGGTGCAATTATGTTTATTACTATAGATGCTTTTTATGATTATTTAGTCAAACAAGGAAATAGTGTTAAATTTTCCAAAGATGATTTTGTTGGTGGTTCTTTTGTGGCTGTTGGACTTGAGGGCACTTTATCTTTTTCTCAAGATACGTCCAAGGACGGACTTGTTAAAACACATTTAAAAGCCGCTCATGTAGGCAAAAATAAAAATCATAGTCAAATTACTTATAGTTCTATGAAAAAGAATTTAAAAAGTATTAAGAATCGACCTATTTTAGCATATATTCATCAGCTTGAAGTTGATGGAGAACAAAAAAATGTGTTTGGTTGGCACGCAATGCATGAAGGTGACAATGGAGAAATTGTTTATGATGAAATTCCTGTTGGTCACGTTCCCACAGATGCTAAACCAGAATTGGTTTATGATGCTGATAAAGATAAGGAATATATTGAGACTGACGCTTATCTTTATGAAAGTTATACGAAAGCACCTGAAATTCTTATGGATGCAGATGGACAATGTCCTGTATCTGTAGAAATTGATGTTTATGATTTTTCATATGATGCCAAGGAAAAGATATTAAATATAGATAATTTTGTATTTAAAGGAATTACCATTCTTGGTTATTATGAAGATGGTTCAACAGTTGAACCTGCTATGGAAGGTGCTAATATTTCTTTATTAAATTTCAATGCGGATAAGACCGCATTTGAGATAGATCAAAATTCTACGAAAGGAGGAAAAGATGATATGGGCTTATTTGAGCAACTTTTGGAGCAGTACAATGTAACTGCTGAAGATGTCACATTTGAGCATGAAAATCTGACAGATGAAGAGCTGAAAGCTAAATTCGAAGAGATGTTTGGTAACGCTGAAGCTGATCCTACTCCTGAATCGAATTTTGAAGATGAAAATCCTGAATCTGAAGATGAAGGTGCAGAAGGTGACGAATCTGAAGAAGTCGCAGAATCTGAAGAATCTGAGATTGAGGCTAGTAATGAATCGGAATCTGAACTTGAAAAAGAGTCTCAAGATGGCACACAAGATGACGAGCCAGTAAAGAAAATCGAAAATTCTATTACTTATAGTATTAATGGTAAAGAATTTGCAGTTTCTTTAAATGATAAAATTTATGCCCTTACCACACTAGTAAATGATGCATATTCTGAAACTGATAATGCATATTATAATGTTCTTGTTTATGATAAAGAACTTGTAATGGTTGATATGTGGGCAGGTAGTGCTTATCGTCAATCTTATAGCGAACGTGCAGGTGTGTTCTCTCTTAAAGGTGACAGGGTTCCTGTTCATGCAATTTACGTAACAGATACAGAAGAAGCAGAAATTGATAGTATGCGTTCTAAGTATTCTACAATCTCTGAAGAATTGGCTAAATATCAGAAAGCTGAAGAAGAGGCTCGTAAAGAAGCTATAATTAATTCTGAAGATTGGGAAGCTATTTCTAATTCTGCTGAATTTGCACAAATTAAAGAACATGTTTCTGAATATTCTGCTGAAGAAGTTCAGAATAAATGTGATGCCCTTTTACTCTCTTTTGCTAAAAATAGCACTAAGAAAGTACATGTGGCAAAAGACACTAATCAGCACAGATTCTCTCTGTTTAGAATTCCAGAGGGAAAAACTGCTGAAAATAAGAGATATGGAAATCTCTTTGATTAATCTTAATTAAATTTATAGAAAGGAGAAAAACGTTATGATTGATATTGCTTTTGTTTTTACACATAACGAGGCGTTCCCTTCCAGATTGCTTGCGGCAAATGGTGGTGGACACATTTTTGATATCGAACTGACTGCTGATCATGATAATGGTGAACTTGTCGGTCGTGGCGATTATATTAAGCTTGGTACTTATAAAGAGACAACTGCTCCTGCTTTTGCGGGTAAGATTGTTGAACAGGCTGCTAATGGCAATTGGTATGTTGAAGTAACTGCCGCTACTGAGGCACTGTGGATTCTCATGCCTGAGATTACTCCTTATGATACCATTCCTCAGACTCAGAACCCTAAAGCTTGGGTTAATAAAGAGGGTGATGTTGTCAAAGGTTATTCTCTGGTGAAGGGTGACATTTTTGAAATGTCCGCTGAAGGTTTCCAAGGCACTCCTGCTGTTGGTGCGACAGTATCTTTCGCAGATGGCAAATATGTCGTGGCGTAATAGACTAAATTAAAGAAAGGAGGATAAAGCGATATGATTAAAGTATTTTCTACTGAACACCTTAGAAATATCTTTGCGGAGACTCCTTATGAGTCTGTACGCAATCTGATGTTTGATCTTGCTATGGGCAATGATATTGTTGATGATGGCAAGATTATTGGTAGGCAAGAAGCTA